CCACCAAAGTTAGATTTATATTCTTTATCCCCAAGTGAAGATGAAGCAAAATATTGGTCGTTTCCAGTTGTAGCCCAACCATTGGCGTTGGTTGCTGGATTGCTGCTGTTTGTCCAAGTGTTATTTAACGCAAAATGTACTTTATTATTATCGCAGTCTAGGGCAACACCTACTATATCTCCTGCGGCAGATGTTACACCAGCACTTTCATAACTACCCGTTCTATAAATAGAATTGTTACTAGCATAAAAACCTACCCCTGCTGTTCCATTAGCTTGTGAACCTAAGTAAAAATCAGCATTAAGACTATTATCAATATAATCTGCATCTATAATTCCATAAAATAAATAGCTACCAGTTTCTAAAATTTCAAATTCAGCGTACCACTTACCTTTGTTTACTCTTATGTTGTTATTTTGTGAGCTAAACCCACCTGCAAAATTATTATCTATTACAGTTCCACCCTCTTTAAAAACTGTAGTTCCTTGATTAAAATATCTTATTGTGTTCCAAGTCGTAAAATTATTAGTAGGTGTGTCAGTTGCTTGGTCGGCTGCTGTGATGTTGTTTAAGTTAAAATTATTACTATTACCACTAGAATCTAAACCTAAATTAGAACTGTCTTTAAACTTTAAATAAAATCCCTCACTACCATGACCGCCTGTATATTCTTTTGGTTTCCATATACCACTATCATCATCAAACTCACCAAATTCTGTTTGTGCTACTTGAGTGCCATCTACATAATGAACTTCTGCAAAATAACCATTAAAACCATAACCGCCTTCAGTAAACCAACCAAGTTGCATAGTAGTAGCACTAAAATTTCCTAAAGTTAAATCATCATTTTGGCTAGGATAATTTGCAGTTGTAAAGCTAGTATGTTGAACACCATTCCAGTATATTTTTACTCTATTTGAAGCTGTGCTTTGTGTTGTATCAATAGCAACAACTAAGTGATACCATGCACTAGTATCCCGAAACAATCTGTTTTGATCCTCAATCTCATAAGTAGAGCTTCCGTTAGTAAGTCTTATATGAAAATAATTTGGTTTAAATCTAAATCTAATATTGCTGCCTTGAGAAATAAATATTTGATCATCATCTATTTCTGTTCTTTTAAGCCACATAGAAATAGTCATAGTTCTTCTGCTTCCATCACTACCCGATGCAGGTCTTTGTAAATATTCTGTATTATCATCTTCTAGCTTTACAGAGTTATCAATATCAAAACCAGTAGATACACTTCCTCGATTAGCTGTTCTCTGTAAGGTTTCCATTTATTACTCTGCTGTTATTTTAATATTTAACATTCTTCTTTTTACAAGTTCAAAAAAACATTGTAATTTTAAAGACCAAGAAGAACCTTGTGCAACCAAACTGTCTTTTAATTGACTGTTGTAAGCTTTTTTAATAATCATTATTAGGTTTGAGCCATATTTTGACTTCTGCCTATTTCTTGCCAGACTGATCCGTTGTATCTAAAACTAAAGATGTCAGTTTTACTTGCGGTAGCTGTAACTGTAGGAGCTGTACTTGCAGCAAATTCAAAGACTGTATTCCAACCGATTGTTCTTGCTGTACCGCCTTGAGCTATTTCTACAGAAATGATTGCACCTTCTACAGCATTTGATGGTGCTGAAAAAGTCGTGTTTTCTGTAGTTACATGATAAGCATTGGCTGCTGCTGCTGCATCCCAAGCTACTGCGTTAGAGCTTGAAGTAATCGCAACTTGTGTGATTTTTGCTGAAGTGGCTGCTGTAACTACACCAGAAAAAGATGCTGTTGCAAAAGTTGTTGGTGTAATGTTTGCTGTTCCATCAAAACTTACGCCACCAATAGTTCTTGCGGTTGCAAGTGCTGTGGCTGTAGCTGCATTTCCTGTGGTAGAACCTGAAGATCCTGAACAGTTACCAGTAACATTTCCTGTTAATGGCCCTGCAAAAGCATCTGAGGTTACAGTTCCGTCAAAGTAAGCATTTTTAAATTCTAATGAAGCTGTACCCAGGTCAACATCGTTGGTTGTAATGGGTGCGATGACTCCGTCTGCAAAAGTTACTTGACCAGTTCCACCTGCTGTAAATGCTAGTGTATCTGCTGCGCTAAAATATAAACCACAGTTAGTATCGCCTGTATTAGTAAGTGCTGGAGCTGATGCAGATCCATCTGTTATAGAAACCACTCCACCAAAAGTTACTGCACCCATTGATACAGCAGTTCCGCCTGATGCAAAAATTGCATCAACTGTATCTAAGTCAGTATTGATTTTGCCACCCCAGGTATCAGTAGATGCACCGACCTCGGGTTTGGTTAAGTTTAAATTCGTTGTAAATGTATCTGCCATAAAAAATTACCTGTTTTAAGCTGCTATATCAGTCCAATTCGTTGTTGATGGTGTCTGATTTGTCCAAGTTGTTGTAGCTGGAGTTTGATTAGTGTAAGTCGTAGTCGCTACAGTCTGGTCATTCCATTTTAAGCCACCTTCCGCCGAAAATCCACTTAATTCTGCTATGGTTGATGCTCCGCCATGTGTTTTATTTGCATTGGCACTAAATGCACTTGTTTGTGCAATGGTCGCAAAACCAGCCAATGAGAATACTGGAACTCCGCTCATACCAGAAGTTTGCGCTAGGGTTGCTGATCCTAAATGGATTAAAACACAATCAGCACTAAAGCCACTTGTCTGAGCTGATGTTGCTGATCCGTCTTTTACTATTTCTCCAGCACTTGTCATACCAGAGGTTTGAGCAATCGTTGATGCTCCTAAATGTAAGATACCACCCGTTGCACTAAACCCAGAGGTTTGCGCTATGGTAGCTGATGCCAGGTCAATTAATTGTGCTGTAGCAGTAAATGCTGATGTTTGCGCTGATGTGGCTGAACCAAGAGATATAATTTGACCTGCTGCGCTAAATCCACTTGTTTGCGCTGATGTTGATTGGCCAAGTAATACTAAAGTACCAGCAGAAGTAAATGCGCTGGTTTGTGCTGATGTTGCAGACGCACCAAAAAGAACGCTAGATGAGGCTGTTACAACTGATGTTTGAGCTATTGTTGCGGATGCAGCTTCGTATTGAGGATTGCCATATGCAGCTATCCCGTAGTTATAAGCACCATAGCCTACTGAGGCCATGTTATTAAGCTAGAGTAACGTCTAGTTCACCAGCATTGAATCTGAAAACATCACCACTTGTTACTGCTTTTGATGTTGTCAAAGCAGCCCAAGCGATTAAGTTTCCACTAGATGCTGCGTCAAAGATTCCAACATGAGTTACAGTTCCCCAAGCTCCAGTAGCAGTTACAAATTCTACTGCTGCGCCATTGGTTGCTTGTGTTGGTGAAGTTCCTGATACAGTCATTGCTGCCATGCTTTTACGAGCATAAGAACCACCAGAACACTCTGTTCCACCACCTGTGTCAGATGGTGCTGCGGTAAATAAGCCTACATATAAAGTAGATGGTGCTGTATAAGCAGAACCACCAAATACATGATCTAAAACTTTATCTTCTAAATAATCTGTAAATCCTGCCATTCTATTCTCCTAATTAATTGTTCGCCCAGTAATACATTCGTTTACCAGCCTTTCCGTAAGTTTTTCTTCTCTGCATTAAAGATCCTTTTCCAAATGCAGCCTTTTCTTGTTCTAATCTTATTTCCTCTAATGCCTTCTCAAATTGATTGGTAAATAAAGGGATTCTTTCATCTTCCATTAAAAATATACTGGCGTGTTTTAATGCACCATATAAATAAACGTCTGGATGATCCGTTGAAACAAAGTTAGTTGTATTAGAATCACTTAACGCATTTATTTTAGCATAGTAAGTGAGCTGTAGGGTATAAGAACTGTCAGGAGTTGGTGCTAATTCTATTGAATCATCTACCATTGCATAATAAATAGGTTGGCCCGTAATATTATTATTTGCTTTTCTATATACATCTAAACTTTCTATGGATTGTTGAAACAATGGTGAAAAGTTATTAGATGTAATTTCTATGTTAATGGCTTCTTGCCAATCTGTCGGTACAGTTAAATATTGGCTATCTGCTGTTGCAGTAGCTCTTTTAATCATTTCTTTTGTGCGTAATCTTCTATTGAGTTCAGCTTCGGTGCTGTCAATAAAGGTGTCAATGTATGACGTTAAATCTGAGCGATTTAAGTAATTTGCGATATTAGTTTTTAATTCTGCATAAGTCATACTTTACCTTGCCATGTTCTAAATACGTTGTTGTCTGGATTGTTTAACCACTTCTTCCACGCTGCTCTATCTCTATCCCAGCCTTCTCGGACAGCTTTTTGATAAATAACCATTGGCACTTCAGCGATGTGTCGCATATCCTTTCCAGGCTTAATTGTATTATCTCTAAGTTTCTTAACGTGGTCAATGACGGGATTAACGTCTTGGGTGGTGTGATAAACGAGCTTGTCATCTTCGGTGATGAACTCTGACTTGTAGCCAGTTGTGTGATCGGTAACAGTTCGTTTTATCGGCATAAATAAAAAGGCGGGTGGCTTTTACACCACCCTAAATCTAACTAACTTATGTAGTTGTTAAATCAACGACTGCTCCATGAGCAGCTTCGTTGCTCACTTCAAGTCCGTATTCAACGACTATCATTTTAGTAACAGCATCACCAATAGTGGCAATGTCGACTGATTCAAAGTCTCTTAGGTAAGAAACTTTTGCAAAGTCTGGATCTACTAATAATAGTGATCTTTCTCTACTAAAGTTAGATGGAACGATTTTTAGTTCTCCAAAGTCTGAAGAATAAATAGAAACACTAGCTTCTACTGTAGTAGCATCGACAAATTGTCTTGCTTGTGATCTACCAGTAAAACCTGAGATTTTTCCTTTATTAACAGGCCCACAGATTGCCATTGAAGGCTCTCCACCATTAGAAAAGCAGTCCTGTAACACACCTTTTAGTAATGCTTCAGTTAAAGCTCTTTGAGTTCCGTCAGTTGGAGCTGTTCCGCCACCAGTAGGAGTTGATCCTGCTGCGTTGCTTACATTAGACTTTACCCAAGACTCAAAACCACCAGTTACACGAGCTGCTGTTGCAGAACCAGTTGTTTTTCCACCTTTTTGACAAAGAGCTGTTTCCATATCTCTTTTCAAAGCCTTCGACATGATAGCAAGTTGATGAGCCATTTCTGACTTTTTGCCTGCTGGATCACTAGCTTGTTGAGAGCCAGTTACAGTTGCATCTCTTTTGGAGATCATTGCCACATTGCTATTTCTAACAGTAGCAGTTGATGCTGCTCTTGATAGTTCAAAACCTTCAAGATTACCAGCTCCACTTGGAGTTGGTAGAGATTCAGTTTGCCAATCAAAAACTACGTTCTTAATTGAGTTTTTTCCGATTGATGACATAAACGGAGTTGTCTGAGGAGAGATGTTGTAAATGATATTACTTAACTGTTCTCTGTCAGAGGTTGCTGTATATGTATCAAAAGCATTAGTTACTTTCGCCATGATATTTTTCCTATATTAAAAAGTTTAAATTATTTGTTCAAATAGTTTAGCTGCATCTTGGACTTTTCCAGTTTTAGCTAATTTTTGACGCGCTTTTTTCACAGGTGTTGAAGTCTTTGGTACGTTTGAAGTGCCAGGTCTTGCTGTCCGAGCCACAGCCTTCTTTTCAGTTGGCTTTTTCTTGGTCGCTTCTACTGTCTTTTGTTGTAACCAAGCATTTCTTAAACCGAGTAAAACTCGATAATCATATACTGAGTCCATCTCTTGAGGCGAATAGCCTAAGACATTGATCCCATATTCACGAATTGCTAATTTTTCTTTTGCAGCAACTTCGTTGTTTTGCCATTCTGGAATTTGTTGTAGCAACTGTTGGTTTCCGTATTCAACAAACTCTGCGAGTTTCTTTTGCTGTTCAACTTGGGCCTCTTGTTGAGTCCTTTGTTGTTCAGCTTGAACGGATGCTAACTTTTGCTTCTTCTCATTCCAAATGTCCTTCTCTCGGACATAAGCAATAGGATCTGCTTCGTATAAAGCGTTCCAATCTGGTTCATTAGCTAACTCACCCTTCAATGTTGCCTCTAACTTCGGTAGCAACTGAGAATAAATTGCGTCTTTTTGCGCTAACTCTTGTTGTTGGTTCTCAATAGTTTTTCTCTGTTGAGCCAGTTCTTGAGTTTTACGCGTGTAGTCTTGTTGTCGACTGTATCCACTTTGGAGTTCTTCGAGGGTAACCTGTTTATCTTCGCCATTAACACTAATGGTGTAGAGTTGAGGTTCTTCGGACTCCAAGTTTTCTACTTGATCTTCCTCTGACTGTTCTTCTTCTTCGTAGTCATCATCTTCAGATTCATCTTCCTCAATCAATTCTTCGATCTCTTGGTCGATTGCTTCTTCAGTAATTTCTACTGCTGCTTCTTCTTGGGGTTCTACTGGTGCTTCCTCTTGAGGAGTCAGTAGAGCTTCCATTGAATGAGCTGCTTTTTCCATGTTGGATTGTAAAGCAGTCGGTTTTTCCGTTATTGCCATGATAAGTTCCTAAAATGTAAAATGTTATTTTAACAGTATTTACACAAAATTAGCACACTTTTTACACAACTTTGTGTAATCTGCCAAGCTGTGATTTTGTGATTTTTCCTTTCTCTATGATGATGCGTAGATGTTTTTCTACTTCGGGGAGTAATTTGATTGCTTTGTGGAGAGCTTCTCTGTTGGTTACTTCTTCTGGTTTACTTAATAACCAAAGATTAACGTATTCGTCTTTAAGATGCTCTATAGCGTTTTTAAATGTTTCGCTGTTTAAGATTAATTCAGCTTCGTTTGATTTTAATATTTCTTCTTGTGATGCCATTTAAAATAATTGTATTAAATCTGATTGTTCCTGTTTAAAATCAGAACTTCCATAATTTACATCTACTGGCAAAATATTATCAGTAAATGCAGGTGGTGGTATTATTTCAACACTACCATCTTTATTTGTTATTCTTGTTGATCCGTCTGCCATTGTTTCAATTTGATACTGTAATACACCGCTTTTGATTTGTTTTTCAGTATTTACAACTCTTTCTGAGTTTGGAACAGGTTCAAAGTTTATGGTTAAATCTCCTGAGTTAATTTGATCAGTAGTTAAATAATCACCAGCTTCTATAGTTGCATCAAGAGGATTATTTGCTTCTGAGAAAAAAGATATATTTCCTGTAGATTCATCAAATTTTATTGGAGATGAGTTTGCATTTACAAAATTATCATTTGTTGGAGCTGGTGTAGGTGTTGATGCAGGAACAATTGTTACACTACCATCAGGATTTGTTATTCTTTTTGAACCATCACGCATTGTTTCGGTTTTTGTTAAAGCACCCTTATTTCGTTCGGTTGTTGTACTACTAACAAGCTCCGAATCTGGAAGAGGTTCATAAGAAAAAATCCCAGGAGTTGTTTCGGTAAAAAGATTATCAAGGGGAGCTGGTATTGGTGCTGGCGTTGGTGCAGGAGTTGGTGTATAAGTGGTTGTATTATCAACAGGCTCATTAATTTCATTAAATGGATTGAATGAAAAGTCTATGGGTGATGAGCTAACGCTTGGCCCTGAGCCTGGCATAAAATCTGGTGATTCAGAAAAACTTTCAGGATTGCCGCTAGGCATATTTGCATTAAATAAGTCTGCTAAGTTTTTAAGAGACTCTGCATTTGTAATCATTGGCGTGTATCTTTCTGGCTGTGTTACTCCTGGTGGAGCGTAAGGCATTTGATTTTCTATTGTTAATGGATTGCCTTGAGTTGGTGCGCTTGGCATAACTGGTACTGGCCCAGCATTGTAAAACGGACTTTGTGTATAGCCTTGTGGATTTTCCATTGAATAACTTACGCCTGGTGCAATCATGCCTGGTACGTTTTGACCACCAGCGATTGATTGTGCGTATTGTTGACCGCTTGAATAACCTATGTCTTGGTTAGCATTGCCACCAATCATGTTTAAAATTTCTTTCAAGTCTGGATTCAGATTAATCATAAGTTTAATAGTTTATCAATTTTCTCGTCTATTTTGTCGAATCTGTCAAAAATTCTATCCATGTCTTTGTGTAGCTCATGTTTGGTTACATACTTGGTTGGCAACTCTTCTCTTGTTTTGTTAAGAAGAATATCAACTCTTTTAATCTCTTGAGAAGTTGATCTTAGGCTAGTAATAATTGGTATATATACCAATGTTATAAGAGCGTTCCACAATATCCAAGGAGAGAGTTCCATTATTTTTTAATTAGCTTTTTTAGAGCTTCCCATCTATCAGGTTGGAAGTGTCTAATACATAGACCTGTTCCTATTACTATAATTGCTGTCCAAAATAAAAATTCCATAATGTCTCCTTAATAACTCCAAACCCAAGGTCTAGGTCTGGTTACTTGATGTGCTGATACATCTAAATGAATAAACCTACTATCGCCTTTTTGTGCGACACCTATTCCTGTAAAACCAAACTCACTTGCCTTGGCTATCACTTCGTATGCTTTGTGTCCTCTGACTCCTATGTCAGCAGCAAGGCCATCTCTGTGTGCGCCTGGATTAACTTTTTTCTTTTCTATCGGGTGATCTTTACAACGATAACCAGATGTAATTTTGAAAGGAAAATTAAGTTCCGTTCTCAGTAATTGTAACTTATCTAATAATAATTCACTAATACCATTTTCACCGCAATGTTGACAAGCAAACTCTTCAGGTGAAAAGTTGGGATATTTTTCCCAATCTATTTCGTGTTTCTTTTTCATAAACGCCCACACTATTTTTCAGATGTTTTATTTGATGCACCAAAGTAAAAAGAAATTACTGCTGATGCTATACCTGATAAGTAACCAAGAATAAGCATAACAATATCGTCTGAAGAGTCATCGATAGGATATGCAGTAATCATAAATATATAACCGATAAAACCAACAACAGTTAATGAGCCTAAAAACTTAGGAGTCCAATCACCACTAAATGTTTTTCTTGCGTCTTGTATGTCTTTGGTTTGCAAAGCATAGACATCTACATCTAATTCTTTCATTTGAACTTCAAAATCTTTTTCAGCTTTTTTAAGTTCTAATAATTGTTGAGGTGTAGCGTTGTGGATTGCTTGTTCAATACTTTGTGGATCTGCTTTTACACCTAATGCTTCTGATAATATATTTGCAGCCATGCCACCAATAGGCCCGCCTAAAGCAGTTCCTATGGTTGGTGCTAGTGATCCGACTAAGTTTTTTATTTATTAAATTTCATTTTTCTTTTTCTTTTTAAGCTCTCTTTCTTGCAGCAAAAGTTTTAACTCATGCCACCTATAAAAGCGTTTGTTGACATTATCCCAAAATTTTCCCTTTTGGGTTGCTTCCATTATTTTTTCTTTTTGTATGAAACTTTTTTACCTTTTTTCTTTGCAGCAGCTTTTGCCATTGCAATTCCTTTAGGTGTGTATGAGTAATGTTTCTTTCCTACTTTTGGCATGGTTATTTCCTTTTCTTTGCAGTTTTTTTAGCTTGTCTAAATGCTTTGTTTGTTGGTGCGCCTTTTGATCCTTTTTTACGCATGGTTTCACCTGAACCAGCTTTTATTCTTTTGCGTTTGGCTTGAATGTTTGCGTATAGTCCTTTTCCTGGCATAGTAGTCTCCTTATTTTCTTTTGGATTTAGCTCCAACACATTTCCATCTTTTTCTTGATAGATTGTTTGGAGTATTTGGGTTGTTTTGTTTTTTCTTTGATAATCTTTTCTTTATACCAAGACTTCTAGCGCAATATGAATCACCTTTAGATGTTCCTGGTCTTACTCTTCGACCGCCATCACTAGCTCTTCCTGCTTGACCATAACTAACCTTTTTACCAGACTTAGTTACTTTTACTTTTGCCTTACCCTTTCTTGGTGTTGCCATAATTAATGTAAAGTTTTTTCTTCAAATTTAAGTATTTCTGAATCTTCGTTCACCATACCATTAGAAATAATAATCATAATTGCTAGTGCATGGCTCTCATCTTTTGCTCTAATTCCAGAACCTACATACACCATGTCATCTTCTAATATTTCTATATCAAATATTTTAGCTGCCATTACCTGTGAACAATCCTTGTGCGTTGGTCTTAGCAATTTGTCTTATGGTTTCTCTGTCTCTTTCCATAAGTGCGTTGATCTCCGCTACGTTGATTTGTGCGCCATACTTAGCATTTAGTTCAGCAGCTTTAAGTCTAATGTTAGCCTCTGCTTCATCTCGATTTCTGTCATCATCCATGATGATTTTCATGCGATCTGTTTCAGAATCTATCATAGCTTTTTGTGCTGATACTTTTGCTTTTTCCATTTCAGCTTGAGCCAACATATCTTGCGGAGTTGGTT